CCTTGCGGAGCGCGATGATCGAGCAGGACATGCACTGGCAGACTCGCGCGGTCATTGCGTTCCCTTGGGTGGTTCGAGCGCGCTCTCGTCTACGATCACGGGCGGCCGCATGTCCATGTCGAAGATCCGACTGAGCATGTCCAAAAAGTCATCGTGCGGGCTGAACGGGTACACGAGGTACTCGGTCAGCAGCCGCTTGTTCAGGCTGTAGGCCTTGCCCGTCTGGTCGACGCGTCGCGTCGGTCGCAGGATCCGCCACTCTTCGCCGGCCTCGCGAACGCGCTTCTGGTTCGAGGTCTCGCCGTCGATCACCGCGGGGATGTAGAAGCGGCCGGCACGGAAGAACGGTTCGAGCCGCTGGATCCGGTCGTACTTGGCGCCGCTGCTGCCCTGCGTGGGCCAGTTGAGCTCGACGATCGGGAACTGGTCGCCCTCGATCTCCATGCGCTGCTCGAAATACTCCAGAGCGTCGCGCATCCCGTAGCGCTCGTAGCCGACATGCACTGCTTGGACGCCGGGCTCGGCCATCCACTTGCGGCGCAGGTCGCGCATGCGGACCCAGCGCTCGGTCAACCCCATCTTGTGGTGGTAGCCGTCGAGCAGGTAGCCGTTGCGACCAGCATCGATGCCGACGACGCCCATCGCTGTATCGTCGCTGCCCTTTTTGTGCGAGCTCGCCGGGTCGCACATGATGTAGACGTTGAGCGTTGCCGGGCGGATGTCAGCGAAGCGCAGCCACGTGGGCTGGAACAGCGCTTCCGCACCGGCCGCGGGATTCTGGAGCTGCTGGCAGGCGAGCGTCGGGCCCGCGGTCTTCGCCACCTTGTCGACCCACGCTTCCTGCGTGAGGAACACGGGCTTGCCGCTGATCGTGCCGTCGTCCGTCGCCGGGTAGATGCGGGGCTTGAGGCCGCGCTTCAGCAGCTCTTGATACGTGTCCGCGTAGCTGTAGCGCGTGCCGATGTGCCATGCGCGCATCATCCCGTCTTCGCCGCGGGCGCCGAGGTTGTCGGAGAGCTCCCACGACTTCGTGGTCTTCTCGACCTGATCGGGCGTGCTCACCGACGCGAGGGTCACCACGTCGTCGTAGATCCGCAGGCGGTAGTGCGCGCTGACCGGCTGGCCGTCGACGAGGCCCCACGCTTCGAGGGTGCCCTCCTTCGGGTTCGTCTTGCGGTTCACGACGATGCCCGACTCGATGCTCCAGCGCGGGCTGTCCTTCTCGGGACGCGCCCACAGGATCTCGGGGAAGAGCGTCTGGAGCTTGGTGTTGCGCTCCAGCTCTTCCTTGATCTGCACCATGAACTTCTTCGCGATCGGCTTCGTGTGGCTGAAGATCCCGATCGTGATCTCGGGGTCGCGCAGGATCTCCTGCACGGCGCCCGCGAATGTGATCATCGTCGACTTGTAGTGCTCGCGCGCCCACAGGTCGAGGTAGCCGTCGGGGTTCGCTTCGACCTCGCGGCACCGGGCATAGAGCCACGGATGCACGGCATCGACGCGACCGCACATGACGGTCAGCAGGTAATAGCGGTCCTCCAGCACGAGCGCGCGCTGGCCCATCGCGCCGTAGTCGGCCTCGATGAGACCCCAGACTTCGGCGAGCTTCTCGAACGGGCACGACTGGACGGCCGGGCGGATCAGCGCCCGGAGCTCAAGCTCGGTCGGTGCCATCATCGATCGAACGCATCCTCGATCGCGACGAGCGCGAGCCCGACGGCGAACAGGACGGCCATGATCAGGATCGCGGGGATCGCGAACAGCGCGTAGGCGAGGCGGACGGCCCGGCGTTTCATTGCGGGAACGCCCTGATGCGGTCGGCCAGAACCGCCGAGTATTGCGACATGAAGCCGGCCTGCCGGAGCATCCGGCCCTGTTCGAGCTTGCCGAGCGAGTCGAACGTGCGGGTGCTCAGGAAGGCGTTGAGTCCGGCGAGCTTGAAGTCGAGCTGTTCCTTCTCGTCGACCACGCGCTGCTGGTGCGGTAGGAGGCTCATCCGACCACCTTCGCCAGCTTGGCCGCGAAGTCCGCGAGCCCGGGCACCGTGATGTTCACGTGGAGGTGGTTCTCCGCCGGCTTGTCGCCACTGGCACCGAGGTGCTTGAGCAGGGTCTCCAGCGCGCCCTTCTTCTCCCACTGCTTGACCTTCTTCGACCAGCCGATCGACTCCCGAGCGTCGCCCTTGCCGGCGAACTCCTCGACCGTGTCGAGCCCGGCGATGGCCGCGGCCGTGTCGTCGTCCCACTCGTGGGGCAACTTGAGCGATCCGTCCTCCCGATAGAGCTTCCGCGTGTCCGCGAAGGCTAGCCGGGACAGCTCCTTGAGCACGCGCTCGACCGTGATGCCGTTGGCGTGCGTGAGCTCCCGGCGCTTGGCGTCAATCGCTGTTGCGATCCCAACATGGCCCAACATCCTCGGGCCAGTCACGTCAGCATTGCGGGCGCTGTAGCCCGCGCGAATCACCGCCTGCGTGGCATTCAGATCCTTGAGGTACTCCTCAACGAACCTGAGCTGCTTCGCGTTCAGCGGCTTGTCGGTCTGGGCCGACTTCGTGTCCCTGCCTCGCGGCGTGACCGAGTCAGCGCCCCGAGGGGTGGCTTCCTTCGTCATGGTGCTTCCTGTGTAAGGGGGGGCGCTGCTCTTTCGAGCGCACACCGCGGAGGAGGGGGACGGTCTGCTGCGCCCCCGTTGAAACGAATAGGCCCGGGTGCGACCCGGGTTGCCGGCTTTCGTACGGTGCATCCGTCGCCGGTCTTGACAACCGGCCGAGGCCGGGGACGAAAGAGGGGGCCACGGCATGCGCCGTGTCATACCCCCGAAATGGAGCGGGTCCGGGTCGCCCCGGAGTGTTGCCACGAGCACGGGAGCACGCGTCTACCCCATGTGCCGCATTACCCGCATTGAAAGCCCCCGAGCTGCCCATGCAAGGGCCCTGCGTTGCTCGGGTTGAAGGCCGTCCCGGGTTACGTCCCGGGCCGCCGGTGTCGACCTTTGCTTGCGCATTGGCTGAGTGCCGGCCCAGCGCTTGCCGTCCCTGTCTGGACCGCGCTGAGTGTCGAGGGCTCGGCTGACAGGCCTGCCCCTCATCGAGTTGATGCCGCCGTCTAAACTTGCCCGCGAGCCAGCGGCGTCCCGAGGTGTAGCTCGCGCATCCCTACCGGGCACCCGATGGGTCGGATGAGTAGTCCCGGCCTCTGCGCGTTGTGCGGGTACCTCTCCATGCTCTCAGGTGAGGCGGTAACCCGTCTTGAGGTCCGGCACCGACCTCTCCGGGTAACAGCGGACCTTGGGTTGGGTGCTACGCGGGGAAGCGCGCCCGGAAGAGCTTGAGCGCCTCGTCCGCGGTGTTGGTGCTGACCAGCGTGGTGATGTGTGGACAGGCGAGGCACGCGCACAGGGCGCGCAGCCAGACCTCTTCCTCGGTCAGGCGATTGGTGATTCTGGCCTTGAGCTGCGCCTCGGCCGCGTATCGGTCGAAGGGCGGCGTTTCGCCCCAGCCCGGCGGGTACGGGACGAGCCACGGCGCATTGTCGGGCAGCTCCGGCACCGTGATGCTCGGCAGCACGGCCGAGCCGACGGTCAGGCCATTCATGCCGGCAACGCCGCGCACGCCGCGGCGAACTGAATCACCGACGGGTGGGCGAGGATGTTGCCGAAGTCGCGGATGTGGCCGAACGCGACATCGTTGTCGAGCTTCGTGTCGACCGCGCTGATGAGCTGGGCGGCAAGCTCGGCGTTGCATTCCGCCCGGCTAACCTTCGGGCCCGGGGACACCGCGTGTTGGCTCACGGCGACCTTGACCGGCTTTGTGACGGCTTGAACCGTCTTCGCCTTGGGCGCCGGCTTGGCCTTCAGCGGTTCCACGTGGATCGGTTGCGGGACCGCGGAGATCGCCGCGGCTTCGCGGGAGTCCGCGCTCGGGATCTCCAGAGCTTGCGCGCCGGAGACCGCGGGCACCGGGCTCGGCACCTTGGGCGGGCTGCATGCGCTGATCACCGCACAGGTGAACAGGAAGAACGTGGTCATGCACAGTGCTTTGATGTGGCTCATTTGCTTACCCCTCCGGCTTGCAGTTGAGAAATGCTCTCGCCGCGGGACAGCGCGGCAAGGATCTGGGCGAGGCGCGTCTTCCGCTCCTCGAATGCTTTCGTGCCGATCTGGAACTTGCCGTTGTGCTTCGCGCTCTTCCGCGGCGTGACGTTGAACTTCTGGTACCCCGGCGCCTGCGCTTTCCTCTCCCCCTGTCCCATCTCAGCCCTTTCGCTGCTTGACCGCGTCGAACTCGGCGCGGCTCATGTTGCCTTCGTGCTTCGCCAGCGGCGCGGGCGCCGGACGCTTCGGCGGGGCCGCGCGCTCGTGCGCCTTGACCTTGACCGTCGCGGCTTGCGCCGGCGTGATGTTGCCCTTGGCTTCGCTGTAGCTCGCGAGCCCGGGAGCCGCGGCCACACGGCCGGGCGTGTTCAGGGGGAACGCCTTCTTCGCCGGCAGGGCGAAGTCACCGCGGGGAGTTTTGCTCATGGGTACCACCCTCGTTTTCATAGGAGAACTACCGTTCGTCGGGCGAATTTGACAGCTATTCGCCAGAGGAACAGAATGGGAACCGTTGCACCACCAACCACCAAGGAGATTCAGATGTCTGCCAACAACCTGAACGTCGAAGCGCTCGTGAAG